CGCTGACTCAAAAATTGGATGGGCTAAAGCCTACAGAGAACTTATTAGCTTGCTCTATTCGGGTCAGCTTCCAAAGTGGGACGTATCTGGAGTACGACCTGCAGGGGCAGCGCTTAGAACCTTCGGCGGTAGAGCATCTGGTCCAGAACCTCTTGTCGATTTGTTTAACTTCACCATTGAAGTCTTTAGGGAAGCTCATGGCCGTAGGCTCTCCTCAATTGAATGCCACGATCTCTGCTGTAAGATTGCACAGATCGTCGTCGTCGGCGGGGTTAGGAGAAGCGCTCTCATCAGTTTGTCTAACCTCACTGACGATAGACTCCGACGATGCAAGTCAGGCCAGTGGTGGATCGACAATCCTCAACGTGGTTTAGCCAACAACAGCGCGTGTTACACTGAGAAGCCAGATTTTGAGGCGTTTTTAAATGAGTGGAAAAGTTTATACGAGTCCCGCTCCGGAGAACGGGGTATGTTCTCTAGAGTCGCAAGTCAAAAGCAAGCTGCAAAAAACGACCGACGAGATGCTACCTATGATTTTGGAACTAATCCATGTAGCGAAATCATCCTCAGGCCCTATCAGTTCTGCAATCTATCAGAAGTTGTTGTCAGGGCATCCGATACGTTGTCAGACCTCAAACGAAAAGTACGTACTGCGACTATCCTTGGAACTCTACAGGCTACCCTAACGGACTTCCGCTACTTGCGTAAGGTATGGAAGAACAACACAGAGGAAGAAGCACTGCTTGGTGTTAGCTTGACAGGAATCATGGATCACCCGACGCTATCGGGAAGGAAGGACAAAGGTGTACTCAAGACATGGCTTACTGAGTTACGTGAAGAGGCTATCAGAACGAATAAATCATGGGCTGACCGACTGGCTATTAATACTAGTTGCGCTATCACCGCCGTTAAGCCTTCTGGTACTGTTAGTCAACTGGTGGATTCTGCTAGCGGTATCCATCCACGATACGCACAACAGTACATCAGACGAGTACGAGCAGATGCAAGAGATCCACTGTGTACAGTCCTTGAGGCCGCAGGAATTCCCGTAGAAGACGATGTAATGTCACCCAGTACCAAGGTATTCAGCTTCCCTATAAAGTCTCCTGACGGGGCTGTAGTGGCGTCTGAGATGGGCGCAATGGAACAGTTAGAACTGTGGGAGATTTATCAGGACTATTGGTGTGAACACAAACCGTCAATGACCTGTTACTATCGTGATGATGAGTTCTTAGAGGTAGGTCAGTGGTTGTACAACAAGTTCGATAAGATCAGTGGTGTGTCGTTCTTGCCATACAGTGAACATACATACCAGCAAGCACCTTATGAGCCTATTGATCTAGAGACTTATGAGAAGTTGAAGGCAGAGTTCCCAGAGACTATTGATTGGAACATCTCTGAAAACTCTGACAATACTGAAGGGTCACAGACGTTAGCCTGTACTGGTAACAACTGCGAGATTTAGTCTAGGCGTTCGTTGAACTTTTCAGCACCGCCGCCAAACCAGTTGTAAACAATAGGACCAACAAGCGGGACTGCCTTCAAAGTTGTTTCAATATTTGGATCTTCTTTGGGCAGTTCCGTTCCTAGTTTTACAGCAGCATCAATGATAGGAGTAGCAGGAACTATTGTGTTAACCATTGCTCCTTTGATGTCACCTCTAGACAGGTATCTTTCAGACATGTATTGATTGATACCAAAACCGCCAAGCAAAGCCCACAAAGATCTGCTAGGAAGGTCTTCAGGTCTTACATTTCTTCCTAGTAATACATCTTTTGTTACACCTACGCCTGTGTTAGCAGCAGTGAAGTATCCAGCAAGTAACGCTGCGTTTTTAACAGCCTTCATCTTATTACCTTGCTTGTACTCTTTAACGATATTGTTTCTAGCAACGTCGTAAAGCTTAAGAGTAAAAGATTTAAGCATGTACAAAACACGACCGTTAGGATTACTTAAGTATGCTTCAGGCATTTCACTTAGCGTTATGGGCTGCACACCAGACAGTTCATTAAACAAGTAGAACTTAACATTATCTGACATGACCTTAGAATTAAGATCGTCTACAAGAGACTCGAACTCATCTCCAAAGACATTACCCCAGTTCTTACGTAACTCTTGTTGACCTTTCTCTGTGCGTGCTAACGCTCTAGCTCTTTTCAAAGAAGCATTGATAAAAGTTTCTTTTGTTAGTCTATCAACTCTTTTAAAACCAGCGTACTTCAACAACTCATTTAAGCCCCGAGCTGTTTTTCTAATGTTTGAAAACTCTTTTGAGATTACATCGTCTAAACCAATGTCAACAAGCTTTGCTTCTTTAGTTCCTAACATAGATCTAAATGTAGGACTAAGGCCTTTTAACGCAGACGTGATACCAATATCACCAAGCTGAGTCAGCGCAGAGATTGGATTAGCGATTGTACCCATGTAGCCCAGATCTCTAACACTACCTAATACACCACCAGTAGCTGTTTCGCCGCCTACAAAGCGAGCCTGTAACAGATCTCTTAGCTCATCCTGTTTTTCAGAAGGTATATTACCTGCGTCTAATTCGTCAGCAATAAAGCGACCTATTGATGAATCGGTATTGAATCTACCTGCCATGTCTTCGTTAGCTGACCTACCAAAAAACTTACGTCTTTCAATGTCGTTAACCGCACCGCGTAAATAAGACTGTAGTGATTCTTCAGGAGTTGCGTAGTATTTCATCTGCTCAGGAGAAACCTGTTCAATTGTCCGAGGTTTTAAGAATCTAGGCTTACCTCCGTCTGTTGTCTGCTTGTAACCGCGCATAACAAGATCAACAACCTCTGCTCGCTCTTCAGGAGGAACTTCAGCAACGCTTGAGAATCCTTTTGTTTGAGCATATTTCTGTAGTGCTTTCTCAACAGAAGACTTTTTCTTTGTACCTAGCGACTCTAACAATCCTTCAAGATCGTTTACTTTTCTAGGGAAATAGTTATCTAATTTGGTTAAAGAATGACCAGACTCGACTAACTCGTTAGCTGTAGAGTTTAATAGTTCTTTGACAGTAGAAAACTGTGGCAACAACTCTGGGTTAGACACTCTCATCAAACCTTCAGCAGCATCAAAGTTACCGTTGTACAGTGTTCTTGCAATTCGCTGTTTAAACATAGGATCTGTTTTGCCCAACATTTCAATGAAAGGTTTTGCAGCTTTGAGTTTGTTTTGAGTGTTAACGTGGATGTTATACTCGAACTTACGAAGCCTGCCAAAGACAGGTTCTGATATGTTACGAACACGTGTAGACAACGCACCTAGATATTTATCTAAACCTTTGCTTATAGTACGTGTTACTGCGCTGTCTCTAGTAATTGCCTGATTAGCTGCAATTTCAGCGGCATCTGCAAAGGCCGGTATACTTAACTTTTTACCTAGCTTTGCCTGAGCTTGAGCAAGCTTAACCATATCAACGCCAGCTTCCTCTAAAGCCTTTGGCATATCTTTAACAACATAACCCTGAGCAGCTTTTTGGTTAATTACTTTTTGGGCGCTGTTAAATGTCTTGTTAGCGACAGTATCTTGTATTTTACTGGCAATCTTTCTTGCGCCTGCAATAGTAACAGGAACACCTACAGCACTGATAGCACCAGTCTGTACCGCCTCTTTAACATCAATCGGTTTGTTTTCAGCAATGTCTTCGAGTACTTCATACGTAGCACCAAGACCACCAGAGGTTGCCGCTATTGCCTTGTAGCCACGACCAACAGGTACTAACGCAGCTGCCGGATCAGCAACAGCCTTAGCAAACTGTCCAAGCATAGCAGCTGTACCTTCAGCATCTTCTCTAAAGTCTTCACCGTATTCTATACCTAGCTGTTCCTCACGACGTTGCATGATTATCTCACGACGTTGTTCAGGAGTAGCTTTCATGAACTCCTCACCATAACGCTCTGTTGGTGACAAGTATTGAAACCCTTCAGAAAAGTCAAAGCTGATAGCGCCTAACGGAAACTTAGACTCTAGTATGTCGCCTGCGTATGTAGTAAGGTTGCCTTCTTTATCAAAGGCATACATAAACTGTTCTCTAGCAGAAGCATTTTGTTCATCTTCAGCAACAGGCTCACCAAACTCTTGACGAGCATACGCAAGAATCTCTTCATCCGTAGCTGTATCTGGATGAGTTATTTTGTATTTTGTACCGTCCGGCGCTGTAACAGTAGTTACTGGCATAATTAGTCTTCCCTTTCAATAGACCATCCATCGCTTTCAACAACAGAAGATGTCTGCTCAACAGGAGATGTTTGTTTAGGACGGCCATATTCACTAAAGGCTTGCGTTAATGCTTGCAACTTACTTAAACTTGGATTGTTTGTTCTTATTCTTTCAGCCTCGTCAAAAACAACACGCTTTTGATAGTCTATTATATTTGTTCCCCAAAGCCGTCCCGGTTCTGTCGGAAGTAACTGTCTCAATTCTTTTTTATTTTCGTTTAACAAATCATTGTAGACTTTTTCTTCAGCTTTAGTTAGACCGTAGTCTTTAGGCTTTTCAGGTTTATCTTCTTTTTCATATTCATTTAAAAACGTGTAAGCACGGCTAATAGCATCTCGTGAGTCGTTCTCAGTGATGTCTTCTAAAACCATTTTAGCATTTTCGTCAGTCTGAGCTAACTCGGCAAGCTTCTTTGACATTTCAGGAGGTATTTTATTTTTACGTTCTTTAGAAACAAGACCAAAGATTATATCAGCACCTTTAGAAGGCGTAAGAATATTGTCTTCAACAAGAGCCGCTACTTCAGGCTGCTCTAACTGTCGCAATCTAGACACAATACCAGCAGCCCTTGCTTTTTCAGCACTGCGTTTGTTTTGAAATTCTTTAGCTTTTGCAGCAGCTTGTGCAAAACGAATAGATTCAGTTGTCCGTCCTGCTTGTCTTAACATCTGAGCGGCTCTAGCCAAAGCAACAGGATCGTTTTCTTGAATGCCTTTGTTGCCCATAGCAATAGCTTGATCTATATCCGTTTTCTCTTGTTGTTGTTGTTGCTGCAAAGCTTGCATCTGAGGACGCATACCTATACCACGCGCAGCAGTAAACAGACCCTCTTGATAAGAAGGTTGTAACATGCTTTGTAAAAATGCTTGTGAAAACTTAGCCATGATAAACCTCGTTAATCATCAAATGGATTTAGAATTCTAATGATGTCACCAAGCCCTTCGGTAACGCCACCAAATAAGCCGCCTAAGTCAAAACCACCGGCATTAATAACAGTACCGTCTTTAGCCAGTGCCGGTGTGAACATACCAGCAAGGATGTTAGACCCAATACCGCCTAGTAGATTAGCACGCGCTTGTTCTGCCAACAATCTAGACTCCAGACCAGACATTGCAGTCTCTCCAAACAGACCTGTACCGTACAACTGAGCCTGTTGCTGTAGCTCTGCCATGCGCTGTGCTGGTTGCGCTGCTGCCAACAGCTGTGCCTGAGGTAGGTAGCTTGCACCAAGGAACTGTTGTCCTAGTCCTGCTTGTTGCATCTGTTCTGCCTGAGCCTGCTGCATAGCACCTAGCATGGATCGTGTACGTGCTTCTTCTTGTGCAGTTGCCATAGCTAGTTGCTCAGGAGTAGCACCACCGTAGGCAGCTGATCTAGTACCAAGTCTGCCCTGTGCAGCTAGACGCTCTTCTAATGCAAGACGTTGACGTTCCTCTTCAGGACGCTGTGCTGCTCGCATACGCTCAAAGATAGCCTGCTCACGCGCCGTTGTAGGCATTTGTGCTTGTCCGAAGAAGTCACCTGCGCCACCAAACAACTGTTGTTGCATAGCTTGCTCTTGAGGTGATAACGTCATACCTACTTCAAGACCGCCTGTAGTTGGTTGTGGCTCCATAAGAGTTGGTTTCGGCATATAGCTAGTATGCACGAATGGCCCAGTAGGTAAAGCTTCGCCGGGAGCAATTCCAAGACGCTCTTGATCCATTATCGAGCGTTTTAGTTGTTGCATTGCATCTTGTTCTGCGGCAAATCTTGCACCGCCTTCAGGTATTATTGGACTTGCGTCATAAGACCTTATAGCGTCTTGAAGAAGGCTGTCATATCGCGCTTTTAAAGCGGGATCTGTTTGCATCATTTGCGGCAAATCCTCAAGTAGCTGATCGCCTCTTGATTTAAGTTGTCGCAAGCCTGAGCTAATCAAAGGAGAAACTCCTCCTTCGATTGGAGGCAACACCATTGACGGAGGTGCTGCCGGGCTAAAACCACCGGGACTTGTCACTGGCATTGGGCTAACCATAGGCTGACCACCCATACGCGCAGTAAACATAGCGCCGGTAGGAGTAGTTACCGTAAATGGCTTAAACTGTGACTCAGCTTGACCGCGCTCTGCAATTTCCATAGCTCCGGGAACACGTACACCATCTACTGTTGTGCCTAGTATAGACTGTTCACCAATTTTACTAAGCCTGTCATAAGCCTCGTTTGTTAGTAGACCACCTACAACAGCAGGAATTGCTGGAGAAAGCGCAGAGCCTACTTGTTTCAAACCCCCATAAATATCCTGAAAAAAATCACTGACACCGTTACTCATAGCAGTTTACCTATTAAAGCCATTACGTTAATCTCCTGTAGTGACAGTGGTGAGCCATCTATCTCTGACTCTAACCCTACCTGTACACTTGTTCCATATCCGGTGGTATTAAGACTACGTTGGTTTGTTAGCTGACCACCTGTAAATTCTACTGTTGTATACTCACTTTCACCGTAATACCCAGTGATCTGAGTACCTACCGTAAACTCTGTTGTTGCGTATGTTGTATCAAAGTCATAAGCCCATTTCATAAATACAACTGAGTTGTTTGCACCAACCAGTGTAGGCTTTAGCTTTTTTAAAATCTTAATACGTGCGCTATCACCAAACGTAAGACTAGGACTGTAGTACTTAAATCTGTAACCACTGCCGTTATCGCTGTAGCCAGTGTACGTGCTAATACCGTTAACAGTACCAACATATAACGTACCGTCATCTAAGCGTGTATACGCTGTAAACTTAGTAGACGGCCATCGAGTAACACGGTATGATCCATTCTCTAACGTGCCTCGTACGTCAAAGCAGTACGTTACGTCCTGACCTGTAAAGGTTAACAAATAGAAACCTTCTTCAGGGCTATAGACAGATCTAAAGAACTCAGTCTCGTTTTGTAGCGCAGCAATAATGTCCTTGGTAATGTTGCCTGACAGACTACTAATTGGTAGGGACTTTTCTTGTATTGTCCGACCAAAGCTTTTGAGTCCAGTATGTGATAAGAACAACACGTCTGTACCAGTGTACTGTACAGTGTCTCTATCAACACAACCAACACCTGCTACAGTATCTGCAAGAGACATCGTAGCTGGCGCTTCTGCTCCTTGATACGCAACAATGCTGTGCTTACCAAAGATAATCAACAGACCATTGTGTGCCGCCAGCGCAACAATCTCGTCATAACCATCAGGCCAGACTTTTGAGATGTCAATACTACCGCTTGTACCGCCTGACCAATCGTGACCAATTAACAAATCAGACCAGTAAACAGTAGACTTATCTCCAGTAACGTCTGCTGTCCAGAGCCGACCATAGGCCGCTAGGACTTCATTACCGTACATGGCAGACGTGACACCAGCTGCACCAGAAACGCTGCTGAGCGTGATTACAGAGCCTCCTGCGTTGTCATATACAAGAGGTTGATAACCACGTTGAAAAAAGTAAATCTTATCATTAAAATCTACAAGCTTCCAGTTGTCAGCAGTGATGGTATAACTGCCGGGAGTCTCGTCAACCAGTGTAGTCGTACCGCTTATAATTTTATTGTTACCTACAGAAAAGATCTTGGTGTTACCAGCATTGTCCTTGAACTCTTTGATGGCTCGTAACGAGTCAGTACCAAGAACAGTTTTAGTTGTAGTAACAACAGTGTGACCTTTGCGTGCAGCAATACGTCCTCGCTTGTCAATCACAGCGTTGTCTGCAATCTCAGCAAAGGACGGGTCTTGAGCCAACGGCGAGTCTTCGGTGTTAACACCTTTAAACGCCGGGGCAACAAGGTTAATGCTACGTAGTTCTTGAGCCATATCAAATAGTCCTAAATACCATTTCTTCAGGATGCTTTGCTGCGTCAATAGCAATAGCGTCAGACAAGTACTGGTTAGCAATAGTGAAGTACTCAGCAGTAGATGTACCGCCTGTCTCACCACGTTCACGTGCCAGCAACGCTACAGCAAGGTGTATTACTGGCTGTGCAGGAACAAGCAACACATCGTCATTGGCACTAAGATCTGCTTGTCGCTTAACAGTATCTACACGTATGCTGTACACACCGTCTGGTGTCGGACCTACAAGGATCTGTGTGTCACCGTTAGAATCTAGACCGTTATAAGTAAAGTACCGTGGTGCGCCCTCTGCTGCGCTGCTAATGTACAACTGCTCGTTAAACCAATCCTTAGTCTGATACTCCATAAAACAGTTTTCAGTATCGTTAAGCATTGACATAACTTTGATGTTGTCACCACCGCCTGTCAGCGAGTATGTGTTATCTGACGCAGTAGTAGATATTGTTATCGTCTCACGCAACGCAGACCAATCAGCTGCCTGACCTACCAATGTTTTAGCGTCATTAATAAAGTCACCTACCATTTTAACGTAGGTTGTACTGGTAACAGACGATGTTTCCTCTTCACGAAGTCTGCGTAGTACACTGTTCATAAGGTTAAGATATGTCATACCAGCATTCCTGTTTGTCTGCCAATAAATTTATTAAGTTCGCTTGTTGCGTCTTTTTGTTGTACAGGACTTAGCGACAACGGTGTAAGCGGTTGGAACGGACTAAGACCTTTAAGAAACGGATCAAACTCTACAGGCTGTCGAGGCATTGCTGCTGCAATCTCCTGCGCTGTAGGTTGTGCGCCTGCAAGACCTAACAAGCCTATACCTAATGCTTGACCAAGACCTGTTACACCTTCACCAAGACCTGCTATTTGTTCGCCAAGACCTGTTATTTGAACACCAACACGCTCTTCTGTTTGTTGTGCTGTTTCTTCAATTAACTCACGCATAGCGGCTTCTTGAGTTAACATACCTTCTTGAAGGGCTTCTAAATTAACACCAACACGTAAGCTTAACTCATCAATACTAAGACCAAGTTCGTCGTAACGTTGACGGCTTTCTGCGTCCATATCTTCAATACGACCGTTAGCACGTATAACATCTTCAGCAACACGAGCAACATCTGCAGTAAGTGTACCTAGTTGACCGCCAAGAACAGCACGTTCTTCTGCTGCCATTTCAAGTTGTTGACCTGTTTGTGTTTCATATTCACTAATACGTTCTGTTAAGCGCTCGCTCATGCCTTCTATTTGAGCAGCCGTCTCACCACGAATACCTGTAATTTCTTCAGTTATTTGATCGCTTAGTCCTCGACTACTAGCAATAGCAGCAGCTTCAACGTTTGATATACCTTCTAAAAACTCTGCTCTAATCCCTGTTAGCTGTGCTAATTGTTCGATAGCATTAGCATCCATGCGCTCTTCAAGACCAGTAATTCTTTCGCCTGTTCGTTGTTCTGAAGCTGCAATGTCTGCCCTTAAAGAATCAGTAACTTCTTCAAACTGTATACCTTGTTGTGCTAAAAGCGCATTGAACTCTTCAGCGTTTTCTGAAGCTTGTTGTAACAGTCGTTCTTCTACACCAGTAACCTCTGATAATACCCGTATTTCAGTTTCAGACAGGTCTACTTCTGCTCCTCGTCGGAACTCGTCAAGCCTATTAAGAAGTCCTTGATATATTTCAACTCGTGCTTGAGCAGACTCTTCAAAACGCTCTTCTGTTCTGCTTTCAAACTCTTCCGCTTGTTGCTGCAACCTTTCAATATCACTAGATAACTCACCAGTTACTGTGTCAAAAGTAATGTCACGTTCTTCTAAATAGTCTTCTAGCTGGCCTTGATACTGGCTAAGTCTTTCAATTACTTCTGCATCACCTTCTGTAATTTCGGCTAGCATTTCTGATTGAGCCGTCGTAAGCTCTACTGTTTGGCCTTCAGCCATAGCTTGAATAGCAGCAAATAAACCTTCAGCGGTTGTTTCAAGTTCTTCTGACGTTACAAGATCTGCTTGTTCTATTTGTTCTGCTACTTGTTCTGTTACTTCTTCAGGCGTAGTACCCGGTTGAATATTCCTTACTACTTCTTGAAGCGCATCGACTGATTGACGAACACTGTCTATGTTTTCAGTAACTTTAAGATTTTCAAGTTGTTCGGCAACAATCTCTCTAATTTCTGGTGGAAGACTGTTAAGTCTGTCTTCTAAAGATTGAATGTCGCTGCTTAACTCAGATCTAATAGCTTCTTGTCCCGCTCTAATTTCTTGTCTTTCTGTTTCTGCTGTTTCTAAATCAGCCCTTACAGAATCTACAGCAGAGTTTACAAGAACGTCTACTTGCTCTTCTGATAGTGTTTCTGCTTGCGGTGTGTTTGCAACAATTTCTTCAACAATAGCCCTAACTTCTTCTTGGCTAATGTTTGGAGGAAGGTTAGCTAAAGCACTTGCAAGAAACTCTTGAGTCTGACTAATAATTCTTTGCTCTGACGCTGTTATATCAGCACGTATAGGCTCAAGGTATTCACCTAATATATCTTCAGTAATTGTTCCTTCTTCTAAGCCTGTAGCTTCTTGTGTTGTATCAGCGAGTATATCTTCTTCAGGTTCTTCTACTTGCTCTACTTGTTCTGCATCGCCTGCAAAAATGTCTCTAACGCCGTCAACTACAGGAGTTGTAGATACACCTTCACCATCACCAGCGCCTGCACCAGTACCAGTACCAGTACCTGCTTCTTCAAAAGCACTGTTTATAGCTTCTGCAGTTTCAAACCCAGCATCATAAAGCCAATCAGGAACAACGTCTAAAACAGTAGATAGCTGCTCTGCAATGGTTTGACCTTCTTGAATAACGCCACCTAGTTCTGTTGCGTAGGTATACCATTCATTAGCCGATACGCCTGTTGATGAAATAACTTGTCCAGCACTGTCTCTTACTATTTCTCCGATAACGTTACCATCAACATCTAATAACTGATCCGTTGTTGTACCGCCTACGGCTTCTTGAAGACTGTCATAAATACCTGACTCCTCAAGAGCATTTAGTGCCGAACTAGTAAGAACAGATGTTGCTCCAGCTTGTAACGCATCTTTAATATCTAAACTACCAGTGGTTAACAATTGTGTAGCTGAATTTATAATTGAAGAAGCCGCTGCGTTTGCTGCTAAAGCCGCTGTAGATCCTGCAGCAGCAGAAGGAGCTAATGCACTAGCCAAAGCAGGAGTACCTATAACACTAAGCGCAATAGAAAAACCTAATTTAGCAATATCTCCTACGCTTATTCTATTTGAAACATCAACAGTTTTTACATAGCCAGAACCGTTCCATTGAAACTTATCACCAGAATTACTGTAAACAGTAGGAGATACACCGTACTTTTCTAGCAGTGCTTTGTTAACATCAGAGTTAATCCAACGCTCGTATTCGTTTTTCTGGCTTAGTGTTTTAACACGCTCAATATACTGAGGATTAGAAGGATCGTTAGGATCTGCGCTTTGCCAAAGGTCTTCTCCCTCAAGAATCATTAATTGAGTTTCATCTAGTCCTTGCCTAGATTCACCCCAGTTTCCTAAACCATATTCACCAGATTGAATTAACTGCTCCCGCTCAGTCATATAAGCAAGATAGTTATCAAACGTACCAAATACTTCTGGCAACCTGTTTACGTCATCGCTGTAAAAATATTCACGAAGTTGATCTACTGTAACCTGCTCAGGAGGCGCTTGATTCCATAAATATGAAGCGTGTGAGCCTCCACGTTCTCTTCCTTCAATAAATGTAAAAGTCATTTCTTCTGGTTCTGACGTAGGCTCTTTTGTTTCTGGTAAAGGCTTAGGCGGAGCTAACTCTACTTCAGATTCTGTCGAA